CCTTAACCGAGCTATGTCCGATAACGGCCTTTAGGTTCATCGCTGGCAGGCCCGCCTCAATGAACAGGCTTGCAGCGGCATGACGCATGCCGTGAATGGTGAATTTGGGTTTGCTGCGCTTCGTGGCCGTCGCCTCCACCATCAGTCCTGCCTTTTTCATCAACGGCCGCCAAAATTCCTGTGTGGAATGCGCCTGCAATGGCCGATCATTGCGCGTCTTCAGAACAAGCCCATCAGGAACGGCCCCAAGGTCCGCTTCGAAGCGATCATCCTGCCAGCGTGTCAGCAGCATTCTGGATCGATAGCTCGGCTTGTACCGATCGAGTTCACCCGGTGCGAAGCTCGACTTTGCTTGCCAATAGCGCAGCACTTCGATCAGTGCGGCGCGAATCGGGGGAGACATCGGTACGTCGCGCATGCCCGCGACAGTTTTTGGCTCTTTGATGCCGTCGAAGACTGAATAGCTGTGACGAATTCGAAGCACACCTGCATCGAAGTCGACGTCTTGCCAATGTAGTCCGCACATTTCTCCGATGCGCAGACCGCCGAAGAGACCTAGCATGACCACGGCGATGCGGTTCACATAGGTGAGTGGCCTTTCGTCGTAGCTGCGCTGCCAAGCTGCCTCAATAAGCGCCTTAATGTCGGCTTTCGAGGGTACGGCCACACGGGCCCTCTTATGAGCCGGCATTCTAACTGGCTCATCTCGGAGGATATTCCTCTTCAGGAATTTACGTCGGACCGCCAGATCCAGCACCAACACCATCACGTCGTGGGCCATCTTAGCAGTGCGATACGCATACCGCGTGAGCAGAGCCTCCACCATCAACTGGACATCGACGCTCTGCAATTCCGTGAGCAGTTTTCTCTGGCCGAAGTGTTCAAGAATTAGGCTGTGAAGCGCGTAGCGGTAATTGTGGAGGGTATGCCCCGCCATACGATCACCTAAGCGGTGCCGCCGTTCGCATTCACGCTCAAATTCATCACAGGCATCTTTGATCGAACGGGTAGCACGTTCGGGCGTGTGCACTCCCCCTCCAATCTCCACCTCGACCTGCGTTCTGAACGCATCGGCCGCCTTTTTGAGAGGGAAAGTTTTGAGGCGCCGACGTCCATCTAGATCGGTATATGCAACCACCCAGGCTGACTTCTCTTCGCCGTTCGATTTCCAGGTGCGCTTCCTGACACTCGCCATTGCGTTTTTCTCCTTGGTGTCGTGGCCCGGTCGGACCGTCCGGCCGGGCCGTCTGCACTAGCTGCGCGCCGAGACGACGCGCAGGACGCCGCTAACGGGGTATCGATCCAGACCCGTTACCCGCACGATCTCAAGTCCGGGCTCTTCGCGAGTGATAGTTCCCAGCAGCCGTTTGGCCTGCTGGCGCGCGGCTTGCCCCGCTTCAAAGCTGCCGGACGATCGCTCGTCGAAAAAGGTAGGCCCACCGTTGAGGTTGAAACCTTGGCGCTCTGCTTCTGGCCAGCTGAGGAACGGTTCGAGGTCGCCGTTTTCCTCGTCATCCTCGCCGGCACTGTCGTGAGCCTCGTCTAGGATGTTGCCGCCGTCCTCGTTCACAAGCTCGCAGTCGTCGGCACGAAATCGATTGTCTCCATCGGTCCAATGCGCCTGCGAGCCCCCAGGAACGCGGACGCAATGGCGATCCGCCAGCCGTGCCAACCACTGCGAGCGGTCCAACCAGTGTGGTTTGACATGCCAGAAGCCCAGAGCGGCGACAAATAGCCCATGGCTCTCTGGTGCGCCCAATGTCGGCTCTTCCGTGCCTTCGTCCTCGTCGTCGGCTTCGTCCAGCTCACAATCGCTGGTGTCGGGCATGCGCGGGTTTGCATGCTCCCAACCGAGCCATGGCTCGTCGTCGCCATTGTCTTCTAGATCGTGATCGCCCTCGACTTCATCGAGGAAGGCAATAAGCCCCTCGACGGCGCGCTCTGCAGCCTCGACGCGCTGCGGCAATGGGCAATTGGCATCATTCAGCGCCAGGGCGAGCGCCATGGCGGTTTCTGCTGATAGGTGGAGTGTCATTGTCTGACTTTCGCGAAAACCGGCTTTCGAAGGCCGGGGGCATCACGCTTTCGAAGGCGCTCAACCCATGCCAGTGGACGTCACTGGCACCGGGAGCTTCGAAACATGTCGCGAAACATGCGCCACAGCCTTTCCCTTACGGGTATTGCATAACCGTGGCACTCCCGGCATAGTGAGCCGGTCGCAGCCCAACGGTATCGGGCGCGTCAGTTTTCGATGAGTTTCGGGCCGGCAAGCCCTATCCCTCATCTATCGCGATTGCTGCGCTATCCCCGGCAAGGGACCGCAGCGAGAGTTTCGAAGCTCTGCGATTACCCTACCCTGATTTTCCTTAACGCTTCAAGCACCGTCCCCTAACCGGGCGGACGCTTGCGTTTGGCCGGCGCTAGCTGCCAAAGTCCCGCCGTCCAGGAGGGATCATGAGAAGTTTGTTGTTTCTGCCAATTCTGCTGATCACAGCGACCGCTGCCGCGACAGCGCAAACCGCAACGGTTGACCCCAGAGCCTTGGAGGCCTGCCAGATCGAGAGCAGCAATTTTGTGGACATACGAAGCTGCTTGCCGGATGCGCACGTTGCGGTGAAAGCACTCGACGCTTTCTCGACAATTTACCCTTCCGAAGCTCAGCAGATTCGGGAGCGATGCCTTGAACTAAACGACCAGGTTGCCGGCGCGATGACCTGCACGGTTCAAGCGGTGAAGTCTGCTGTTGAACTAGCCGCGTTGCTCCCAGAAGGAAGCGCGCTGAACGACGCAGTGTTTGAGGGAGCTCGAGACCCAGACCATCTGGTTAAGCTTGAGGCCGTGATTGACGAAGCAAGAGCGCTCTTCCCGGAGAAGCGAATGTGGGGAGGCGGAATTTACAGGCAATATCGCTAGACGATCGATCTCGCTTTGAACACGGCCAGCCACGAGCAAAGCCCGCGGAGAGCCACGGCACTGCCTAGATATCGGTAGCAGCCGTTACACATTGCCTCTGCAAGGAATGGATCGATATTTGAACCTACGTCCGGCCGGCCGCTGATGTCCTCAGGAGTTGGCGGCCACGCGATGTCGCAGCAGCCGCAATGCCGGCACCGGCATTCGGCTTCCCACGCGCCAACTCCTGTCCCGGGATCGATCGAGTGTCCGACGACTGTGATGTCTAGGGCATCAGCGAGAGCTACCAGCCTAGAACCCAGCTTATTGAGCTTGGTAGCCTGCTGATCTTGCGGCGTAGGTGAATAGGGTCGGGAGAACGTCTCTTCCGCCTCAATCCAGCTAATAGCCGCTGACAAAGTTGAGCGCGGGTTCCTAGGTAGCATCAGGACGCTCTGGCCATCTTTCGGGCCATTGCCCGCCGCTGTTGACGGCTCTGTGCTTGTGGGCTGGAGGATCCTCTTATAACTGCCGCGCCCTTATTGTAAGCCACCCAGCTGGGCTTATGGGATTGAGAGGGGCGATTTACCAAAGCCTCACCGATGCGGTCAGGCCAGGTATGTAGGGTGCGGACAGAAACGTCAGTTGGGGTGAGGGTCGCCAAGTCGATGCCACCACCCACGACTACATGATCCGCACCGCCTTCCCAGGTAATCGATTTTCCGGGCGAGCTTCGCAGCTCTTCCATCAGAAACACTGCCTTGTCGGCCAGCGTCCCGCTTCCACATATCCGCGAATGCGCGTCCGGCGGCATCAGCTTGAAATCCATCGTGCCGAGGCGAGTTGAACGGATTGACCAGGATGCAAAGTCCATCACTGGTGCGGTCAGAAAATGCAGCACGATTGGCCCAGCAGCGTCGAATCCGCAGATCGTTGCTTCTATTGGCTCGTCCCAAGAGGCTTCCGTTTCGAACCGCCGCTCTAGCTGGTGCACTGCCTCATCAAAGCTGCGAGCGGCCGAGAAAAGGCTCGACACCTCCTGCTCCAGCTCTTCGGCCCAGGCCACGAGCCCCCGCGTCATCATTACGCCTGCGTGTGGCAGCCGCCTAATCTTGCACCCGAAAGATAGAACGATGCCGTCACTGTCATAGGTAGCCCGGTCCGCGAGCACCTCAATTTTGTTGCCGATCACGGCGGTCATAAACCCGGTCATCGTAAACTCCTTATGCCGCCAACGCTGGCGAAAGCATTCTGTCGAGAAGCGCGTCGGCCTCCTCGTCGGTGCGAGAATTTAGGGATGCGCCCCCACTGCTAGCTGCACTTCCGACCTCCTCGAGGCCAGCAGCTGCGTTGGCGAGGGCACGCTGTTGAATGTCGCCAAACCACTCGCCCATGATGTCCCGGCTAGAGAGGGCAGACATCGTGTTCGCATAGTCCCGCCACACGCCGACGTATTCCTTCGCCGCCGCCGTTCCGCCGATATCGATCTTTGGCGGTTGTAGGCGCTCAATCATTCCCAGCACTTCCGTACCGGCTATCTGATTGATGCCGGCGGATATGGAATTGATGTTGTCGATTGCAGAATTCGCACCCGAGGCTATCGCATTCGCTAGACCTTGAGCGGCCGCTTCACCTGCTGCAATAAAAGCGGCAGGAAGCGAAGCGACGGAAGCCTTTACGTATTCAATCGCCCCCACAACAGACCGAATGATCCAGTTGGCCGCGTCTTTCGTCTTCTCAGACACCCAATCCCACGCCGTGCCGAACCATTGCGCAATTTGGTCAGTGACCGGTGCGATGAAGTTGGAAATGCCCGCCGCTATTGATTGCCAGACCGCCAATGCAACATCCCCGAACGACACTTGAACGTCCGAAGTCTCATTGATTTCATTGCGGATGTTGGCGATAGCCGCCGCGCCAACACCGATCGCAGCGCCAATCAGGCCAAAGCGCTGGACGGCCATTGTGGCGAGGTTGCCAGTCTCCTTTAGTGCGGCGTTTAGCCCCCCCGGCCCCCCGATAATCTGCGACCCTTGTTGCATCGCGACCATATGCGCAGGCATTCCACCGGCCAATGAGACAGCCACGTCGTTGTATTGGTACATCAGGTTCTGCCGAACCTGTCTCGACATGTTGTCGTTGGCGGCGGCTAGTCGATGGGTGGCGGCAGTCTGTTGATTTAGCTCCGCCGTTGTCGCGGCGATTTTCGCCCGCCGCGCCTCCTCCAAGGTCACTTGCTGACCGTAATGCGCGTCAATACGGCCCATGGCGCGCGTGTATTCTTCGGTGGAAATGGCAGCTTCCCGAAGTTGCTGCGCTGCAAGGGCGGCGTCACGTGCGTGCTGCCGCTCGATCATCGCGAGCCGATCAACTCGCTCGATCATCTTGTTGTAACTACCGGCCGAGGATATCCGGCGCTTGTCTGCCGCCTCGGTTGCAACCGCCATGCCGTTGGCGGTCTGCGCTACCTTTGCCTGGGCACCGCTCAATTCTTCAAGCTTGGCTTTCGTCTGCTCAACCCCCTCGGAGCTGGCCGAGACGACAACCTTGCGAACCACGTTTAGCTTCATTTTCAGTCTCCGACAGAGGAGGAATGGCGGCAGCAAGACCCTTCAAAACTCGCTGCCGCCGTCGGTGGCGGGCCGGGCACCACGCCACCGAGACGCCGAGGCCTCACCCGGCCTCAGCGAACCTGCTCAGCTCGCCGCCATCTTGATTACGCGGATAGCCTTCGGATCGCGAACGCCACCTCCGACACGTTTGGTGGCGTAGAAATTCACGTAGGGCTTGTTCGTGTACGGATCGCGCAGGATACGGACCCCGGTGCGGTCGTTGATCACATAGCCGCGTTTGAAGTCGCCGAACGCGATCGGTAGTGCGCCAGCGGCCAGATCCGGCATGTTCTCGTCAATCTCTACCGGATATCCCATCAGGGTCGAGGGCTGGCCGGCTGCGAGATTGCGCTGCCAGACATAGTTTCCATCGCCGTCCTTGAGCTTCATGATTTTGCCAGCGGTTGCGCTGTTCATGACCCAGGAGGCGTTTTGCCGGTAAGGGGCTGGCAAAGCATAGACGAAGTCAACCAGTTCATCGGTGGTCACAGCCGCCACGGCTGCCACCGTGGTGAGAGCAATTGCGCCACCTGGGTGGAGTGCTGCATTTGCGCCTCCCGTCACATAAGTGAGGAAGCCGTTCGGCTTGTTGGTCCCGTTACCGGCGATGAATGCGGGGCCCTCCTGGAAGGTGAATTCATCCGCCAATTCAGCTGCCAGCCACTGCTCCATCGGGAAGTCTGCGTCGTCGAGCAGCTGCTGCGTCACCGCCGGATTGGCGTAGATTTCGCCATGGCCGAACGGCACCGCCGCAAGTCCGGTCGATGCAGTTTCCGGGCGGGAGGCCGTTTCGCCAACCCAGCCCGACCCCCAACCTTTGGTGTTCCAAACGGTTGTATAGGCGCGCACCGTTGTCACCACGACTGTCGCCAGGCGGCGCATCGGGCTAACATTACGCAGAGCCGCGATCACTTGCCGATCCCATTCAATAGGGGCGAGATAGCCACCTGCGGAATCGGTGCCAACGCTCATGCTGGCCTGGATATTCGCGCGGAGGCCTTCGGCGTTCAGCTGGCGCAGCCCTTGCTCTTCGTTCCCGTTTCGCGCCCAGGCCGCGAACAGCCGGCTATATTCCGGATCGGATGGTGCAACGCCGCCCCGCCCGTTCATATCGCCAGCGGCGATGCGGGAGCTCAGGTCATCCAAGGCGGCCTGCATATTGTCGGCCTGCCCATCATACTTGGCCTTGAACGCCTCAAAGGCGGCCTGGAGCCGGCTGGCGATATCGCCGCCATCGGCGCGCGGAGCGCCAATAACAGCGCGGGGGAGAGCAGTCGATGCGCGAAGAATCGCGCGAGTGGTGGAATGTGCGGACATGGCGCACGTCTCCTGTGATGAGTAACGAAATGGGAGGTGTGCGACAGCGCCTGGCGTGTCGTAGACGGTCCGCAGCGCCTGGCATGCGGTGTGTCCGTCGGGAGCATGGGCATTGGCAGAGTCCGTCATGCCAATCGGGGTATAGCCCCAAGCCCGCAAAGCACTCTCGCGAACAACGCCATAGAGCCTCACAACGTGGGGGCCTTGCAAGAGACTTAATTTAAATCGTCGTATTTTTGCGGCGGCAGCTCTCGGATCACCATAGAGAAGGCCTGGAACATATCAGCCACACTGGCAGTGCTCCCGAGCTTATCCAGCGCGTAGACGGCCGCCGCCTTTACCAACCCATCAATTGCCACTTCCGGCGAGATGCCATGCACTGCCTCCATCTTCGCAAGGCTATTGACGATCGCGCGAGTAACAGACTTTGCTTGCTCGTCTGGATTGTCGTTCGAGGCCGTGAGTTTCATTCGCCTTCTCCTTTTTCAGTTTGAGAGAGATCCAGAGGCAATAAATTGCCCCGCTTTCGATCGCGGATTTCTAGTCGCGCAGCGCGCACCCCGTATCGATCTTCCGCCCGATACTGGCGAAGCTTCAGCTTGTGCTGGACTTGTTTGCAGACCGGCGAGCAGAAGCGCCGCCGCCTCCCCACCCCCTTCCCCTCATAGGAGAATGCGGCTCCGCACACGATGCACTCGCAACGGAAAATAATAGGCGCGCCTAGCACCGGCCTTTCCTCGTCCACGATGACACCTCCTAATTCATCAATGTTTTCAGGTGCTTGCATCATAACAAAACTCGCCACTGTCTAAAGATTTCGAACAGCCTCCTGAAATTATGCCTCTGGGGAAATAAAATCCCTGCGTGACCCCCAAGCCGGTTCGCAAGGGGTAGGCCTCCCAGACTTTCACCCACCCCCCTCCCCTCGCTTTCGCCCTGAAACCGGTTCCGTATGCCCACCGGTTTCGCGCCATGGGATGGGGTGCGCAGCTGGTCCTGTCGCCTCATGCTCGACCATCTCGGAATTCACCATCGGCACCAGGTCGCACATCGCGATGTGCCAGAGCCCATATGCAGCCCGGTCCGCCTCGACCATTGTCGGCTCAATCCCGACCAGCACAGCGGGCGCCGGGCCTAGATCGCCAAGCCTCCGTGACGGATCACGCCAGAGCCGCTTGGGGCGCCCCTGTTTGTCCAGCGGTACAACCCACTCTCCGGGGCCCTCTGGCCACCACTCAGGCCGTGTCCCGCTTCGGGCATGCTTGACGAGCAAGAGCCATGCATCAGGCGGAAGCTGCATGACAGCGTCGAAGATCACCGCCGCATCCTCGTGGCAGTGAGTGCCAGCCTGCCGAGCTGCGGCCGAGGACGTATCGACCCTCGTGCCCAGGCCCAGCACATCGCCCAGCGACGACACTGCCGATTGCCGAGGCGGTGCGGGCCGCAGCATTCGTGCGACTTGCTCGACCTTCTGATCTCGAAACGCCCAGACCAGCAGCGTTTCTATGTCCCTGCTTTTGCGGGCCATCTTCTTTCCTTAGAGGTTCAAGAGGTTTGTTAGAGGGTCACAAAGTGACCCTCCCGCCGAAAATCGGAACATGTTCAGCTGTTTAGAGATTATTGGGAGGTTCAAGAGGTTCAGAACGCGCCCCGTATGGGTTCAGCAACGACAGCCCTCGACCAGGCTTGCTGCTAAGGCCGCTCATATGAATAGGGCCAGAGGAAACCTCTAAACCTCTATCCCACTCCTATTTTATCTTTGTTTTCAGTGGTTTGAAACAAATAGAGGTTCATTTAGGAACCTCCCAAACCTCTATCTTTCGATAGTAGAGATAGTTTTGCGATAGTTTTGGCGATGGTTTTGAGGGGAAAAAGTGAGGCAGGCCCAATGGTTAGGACCAAATGCGACCCTTTCGACCCCTTGCACTATGCGCTTATGGCTTTTCGATAGCGGGCCAGCCGCTCAACCAATTTCGCAGTCAACGCGCATAGCAGAAAACCGTCGCAACGGTCGCCATATCCGTTAATGCTCTGACAGCATTACAATTTCGAGAAAGAATGGGCCGCCTCTAGGGTCGCAAAAGGATCGCGACCATCGCTTGGTGAGGGTAGGCCTGTGGCCGACCTATGGCCCGAGGGGGTGGGGGGTAATCACCTCCCTGCCTAAGTAGTAATATCGGCTTCCACGCTCCTTTGCCACCCCACATGCGGCCATAGCGCGACCGAAGCGCACGTTGTTGAGCCTGGGGCGCCCGCTGGCGGCAAGAAACGCGTTACAGGCGGAGAACATATCACTCGCCTGCACGCGGGCACCCATCGCCGCGCGCGTGCAATTGGCGAGGAAAAGACGGACCCGCTCCGCTGCCTCCCGGTCAATTTCGCTACTCGTAACCTCAGGGCGGCCGCCAGGTGGCAATCCCAAGCCCAGACGCTCTAACCATGAGGCCGCTGCCTGCCGCCCGCCGGCGAGACGGATCTCGCGCAGCAGGCGCGCCTTCTCCATGAGTGGAAGGGAGGTCGGATCGACATCATAGCGGCGCTCGAAGAAATGGCGGTAGAGGACGCCGTGGCATTCGCGCTTGTAATCGATCACTCGGGCTCGAGCCGCCGGATTGCTGATGCGGTCCGCAGAAACGCCAAAAAGGAAGCCTGGCAACAGTTGCAGCGGGAGGCAGATGGTTTCCTGTTGACCTGAAGGTGTAGGGGTTGCCATTACGACAACACCTTCCGACAATATTTCGTCGCGTTTGATCCGCCGAAATTGCGCCGACCAGTCGAGCCCGAGGTTTCCACAGAGGGCCTTGACTGCGACGAGTATTCTGCCGTCAACTTCGCCAGCCCAAACGGCATCACCGTGGAATTCGACGAGCTGCAGCGCAGCCGAAGAACTCACCCCCCCTCCCCCCTCTTCATGCGAAGGGCCATCTGCAACCCTCACTGTCCCGGACTTATCGAGTGGGTGGGTCATTGTTGGCTCCCGAGTGAAACTGGCCGACCTTCCACGCTCGCCGCTGCTTCCTGGTCTTTAAGCCAATGGTCGAGCGAGCTGCGACGGGCGCAAACTTTGCCCCCAATCTTGAAGCTGGGAAGATTTCCCTTCGAAATGAGGTGGTAAACCTGTCTCTCCCGAAGTCGCAGATGGCTAGCGATGGCAGGGACGCCGTAGAGCAGGTCCGCTTCAGCTGCTGGTTCCATTTTCTACACCTTTATGTTGCGCGCTTGTCGCGCGTAAATGCGGGATGCCTGCGGCACACGCTGTTAAACCGTTGATTTTGCTGAACCGAGAAAAACGCGACACGCAACGTAAGTCGCGTGTCGGAGTGCAGTATAAGCAATTGTTTTTGCTTCGCTTTTATTGTGTTCTCGCTCGCGCACTGACTTGCACGCCTCGAACCACGGGTTGAGCCCGTAGCCAACGAAGAACTGCCCAAGCGCCTGGATGCCTGAGCCCCAGCTGGTCTCGTCCACCATCATCAGCGGCCGAGGCACGCCTGATACTCGGCTGATTTCTTCGATCTGTAGCGCGCGCAGTGCGGTCATCTCCGCGTCTTTGGCGTTCAGCCCGATCGGCTTGTATTCGGTGTCACCCTCAAGCAGGGGCGTCTTGCCCGCGTTGTCAGCGCCCTGGTAACGCTCTGCCCAGGATGCTTTCAGCCGGTTATAGGCCTCGTCGCTGAGTTCGGTTTTGGATACCAGGACGCCGTCGACGAAGGACCCATTCTTGAAGATGCGCCCTGCCGCCAGCTCGGCACTGAGCGCCAGGCCGATGGCTTCCCTTGCCTGTTCAACGAGGGAAAATCCGTGGATGCCATCAAGTGAGAACCCGCGAAGATGAAAGATATCCCGAGCCGTATAGGAGACTTTGCCTCCCTCTTTGGCCTGGTAGTCATATCGCATGGTCCAGTCTGGCTGGAGCTTTGGGTCCATACGCTTCGAATCGAGCGGAATAAGCCGCGCCACGCGATCCTTGCCGGTGCGGATATCCTTCGACCAGACGATGCGGGCATAGGCATCGCGGTGAACCAATGCCAGCAATTGCATATGCGCGCGGAAATCGAAGGCGGTCTGCCAGTCGTTTGGACGCCTGTGCAGGATCCTGTGCAGCGGATGCTTGACCGCCTTTTCCTTGGTCTCGCGCTCGATTAGCCCGAAAGGCAGCATGCCGATCGAGTTCGAAATCAGGCTGACGGCCCTGAACATGGCGGGGTTCCGTAATGCGGTTTCCACGTTCACGGTGAACCCGGAAGCCGACATCAACCCGTCGCGCATGAAATCGAGCAAGCGAGGATCCTGCAGAGACGAGAAACTGCCGCTTTGTCCCACCGAAGCCTGGGGCAGCGAGATTGCAGCCGCATCCTTCCGGGCCAGCCCGAACATGCTCAAAATGCCCATGGCTAGACCATCCTTATTCCGCGGACTTCATATGGCGAGTGGCGCGATCCTTCGGGATTTCGGCTCATCAGCTGGGCCGCGTTAAACACCGCGATCAGCGGGTCGATCTTCGCCTTGCCGGCCATTTGCTTGGTAATCAGAACGGCATTGCCACGCTGTTCCACCTTCGCATTGCCAACGGCCCAAGCCATCAGCTTTTGGCCACAATGCCAGAGCGTCCCGTCCTTGAGCTTCCGCTCTACGCCCCACACTGCTCCCGAGAGCTTGTAGCCCTGCGAGACTGCAGCCATCTGTTCATCACTGATGCCGCGGCCCGAGAGTTCATCGACGAGGGCGGTAACGCCCATCGGATCGAGCCCGATCGCGCCTTTGTCCGGCAGCAGCCCGGCATCTTTGAGACGCTCGGCAATGTCGGCCACCTCTTCGAGGTCCTGTGTGGCGTAATCACAGATCGTCAGTTCGCCGGCTGCCTCGAAATCG